TATTGCCTCTATTTTATTGTATTTATTATTTTCGGCAATTTGTTTTTCATTATCTTCAATTTCCTTTTGATATTCTTTTATTTTATCACTATCCGTTTTTTTCTTATCTTCTTCTTCCTGAATTTGCTCTCTAATGTTAGCGTTTGTTTTTTTAAGATTTTCGTTCTGTTCTTCTATTAAATCTGCTTTATTAGTACTATATGCCCTTTCGATTGCATCTGAAAGGTTGTCGTAAGAATCTGCCAGATCATCAATATCTTCCTGTAATTCCTTTATCCTTTTTTCGTTTTTCGCGTCATGCATGGCGTTAAAAGATGTGATTACCTTACCTACTCCTGCTACTACATCTGTTAATCCTCCTACAACATCTCCACTCATTATTTTCCCAACACCTCCGGCAGCTTGTCCGGTTCCTGCTATAGCATCTGTTATGGATCCTATTTTTGTTGCAAGTTCATCATTTCCAAAGGAGCTTACCACAGAAGAAATAGATTCTCCAACACTTTCTACAGATTCAGTAATAGAAGCGATAGAAGAGACCATTTTTTGTGCAGAATCCTGAACTCCTTTTTTAAGTTTAAGGATCTCTTCATCAGAAAGATTATTCTTTTGTGCCTGTTTTAATTTTTTTGTTGTTGTTATATAATCATCAAAACCTTTACCTAAAGCCTTAAAAGGATTAAGTTTTACTACCTTATTCTTTGCTTCCTTAAGAGAATTAACCAAAGCCTTATAATCAACCGGGTTAAGTTTTAAATCAGAACTATCCATTTTCGTCTGAATGGTATCTATCAGTTGGTCTATTTGGTCTGCTGTAAGTACATCAAGATTTTCAAAGAGGTTCTTCCAACTTTTTGAATGCTTTAATTCACTGGCATTAAGAGCTGATAACGCATCACTTTCTCCGTTGTTTAATTGGTCCAGAAGAGCGCGGTTGTTCTGGACTACCTTCTGTAATCTCAGTGTGCTGTACTCATTTATTATCTCATTCCTTTTTTGCTGGTATGTTTTGAAATTTTCAAGGATATAGTTCTCTGCTTCTTTGTTTACTTTACTTTCTTCATCTGAAACAAAAGAAGATCCTTCTGCCTTGTCGTCTTTACTCATTCCGCTGTTCCCACTGTTCAGTTTTGCTTTAGCATTAGCAATAGCTTTTATTTTTTCTGTTAGTGTCGTAGCATCGCTAATGGCGTTTTTTAGACTGTCCTTGAATGTGTCAATAGCTGCTTTTGCTCCTGTAACATCATCATATTTGATCTTAAGACTTATCAGGTTATTTGTCTCTCTGTTTGTTATTGTTCCCGCTTCTTTTTTTGCGGTCAGGTCCGCTATTGAAGAAGAAAGATATTCTTTGAAACTTTTACCGTTTTGTATGAGCTTTGAAAAGTGATTATTTGCGGTTTCTTCGCCCATCGTTTCCACCCAATTTTGATACAGAGTATATTGTTCTTTTTTATAATCCAGCTCTTCGTCAAATGTTTTTTTCTCATTGTCAGAAGTACCAGAAGTATTTGTCTTTGGGATTCTACTTTGTAATTCTATTATTCTATTAGTAAGGGCTGTGTATTCTTTTGAGGTGTTGTTGATTACAGATCTTTCTTCTTTTAGTTCCTTTATTCGGGAAGTAATTGATTTATCAGTATTTAATCCTTTTTCCTTTTTGTCAATAAGTGTATTTACCTTCTTTAATTCCTCTTCGAGCTCTTTAATCTTTCCATTATCTGTAGAACCCAGTTTCTCTATTGCCTTCTGTGTTTCTTGTACTTTTTTCTGCAATTGCTTAAAGGTATTCCCGGTGGTAAAAGTATCCTCTTTTTTACCATCATCTTTTGATTTTAGGATAAAATTATCAGTCTGCTTGCTAATAGTTGCGATCTCTTTTTTTGTTTTTTTCACCTTATCCGTAATCGTTGTAAGATGATCGCTTAGTCTTACGGTGAAGGCATTCATTTCAGAATCAGAGGCCCCTGTAGCACTCTGAACTTGTTTTATTATAGATTGTAAAGATTTCTTGAAAGCCTTGTCGTATGCATCTCCCGTAAGATCTTTTAGTTTGTTTGCGCTTTCTATCGCTTCACTATTAACCATTTCCCATATTGCATCTGAGCTTTTATTTATGTTCGTTGATTTATTTGTCTCTTTTTGTCTTGAATCCCCTTGCAAACTATATATGTAGCCCGTTCCTTCATAGGTTGCATTTTTCGCATTAGATTTTAAATCATCAAGTGCTTTTGTTTCTTCTTTTTCAAGCTTTTTCATTGCAATTTCAGTGTACTTTGCCTTTACTTTTTCAGCTGTACTTGATTGAATTGCAGTTGTGAGCTCATCGTATTTCTTTTTTTGTTGTTCTAACGTTGAATTTTCGTCAAGTAATGTCTGATTATAGGTTTTACAGATCTCATTTATCTTTTTTAGTGCTTTTTTGTGAGTATTGGTGCCTTCTTTTGTGTTTTCAAGTATGGATATATAGGTCTTCAATTCATCACCGGTCTTTCTTATTGAATCCTGAAATTCACCTTGCACGGTAGTTTCTTCTTCTGTCTTTGTTTTGAACATTTCAAAGGCGGCTACAACCAGACCAACAATTGTAAGTATCCAGCCAAGAGGATTAGTTTTCATTGAAGTCCATAATGATTTCATTGCTGCTGTACATCCACGCGTAATTGTAGTTAACACAGAAGTAGCCCCTGCCTGAGCTGTCTTAACTACGGTGTCAGTTTCGCTTGCTACAGTAGACGTCTTCGTGGCTGTTGTTTCAAGAAGTTTCTTTTTTGCATAAAAATCAGAGCTTGCGCCAAGTGCTACTTTACGCGTTATAGCCTCTTTGTCAACAGCTGCTTCAAGCCTTTTTTCTGCCGTAGCTATAGCAACCGCATTCCCTGTGTTTTTTGCTCTATAGACTTCGTAATAACTTGCTTCAACAGATGCTTTTGCGTTCATAGCCTCAGTCTTTGCAGAATTAAGTTTTACGGCTGCTGCTTTAACGTCTGTTCGCATTGATTCAAGAGTGGCTGCCTCATTCCTCGTTTTGGCTGCTACTTCCTGCTCCAAAGCTGAGCGATATATTGCACTTGTCTCCGTTAAGTTAGTTTTTGCCAACGCTTGCTTTTGGTCTACAGTCATTACAGAGGTGGCTACAGCTTCATAATTAGCAGAGCTTGTAGTTATATTAAGATTGGATAGATATTCCTGCTGTTGGGCTGTAAGGAGTGAGGAAATGGTTGCTATTCTTAATTTCTTAGCAAGATTTGCTGCCTCTTCTACTGTTAGCTGGGCTGTTAAGGCTGAAGTGTGTGTCTTTTGTGCTGTGGTCATTAATGCCTGTTGTGCCGCTGCTTCTCCTGTTAGTGCTACATTAGCCTTCATCAAGGTCAGCTTTGCAGAGCTAACAGTATTATCTATCAGTGCCACTCCTGTATGCCCCCTAAGAGCAAGAGAATTAAGAGCTATGGCTGCTTTATAACTTCCGTATCCTATTGCTATTGCTTTAATGGTCTGGAGAATGCCTCCAAGATGTTCGACTACATAAGCGGCTGATTCTATACCAGATTCTAATATTTTCTGATTATCTTTCCCTATTTTGTTTATTTCCTTGTCCCAGTCATCACCAAGATTACTGGTCATTCCGGACAGAGACTTACTTTGTTTCTCCATCAGGTTATAAAACATTCCTCCTTCATTTGTCAGGCTTTTTATAACCTTTTCAACATCCGGGAATCCTATTTTACCTGCTGTTACCATTGCACTTATTTCATCGGTGGTTTTCCCGTACATCTCGGCAAGTTTTCGGAGTAAAGGGATACCAGATCCGGTAAATTGCATCACATCTCTGGCATACAATCTGCCTTGTGTCATTGTCGTTCCATACAGATAAGTAAGTCTGTTAAGCGGCAAACTTAAACCAGCGGCAATATTCCCTAACCGTGTTAAAGTATCAGTAACATCTTTTGCCTGGAACCCATAAGCTAACAATTGTTTAGTGCCAGAGGCAACTTCTGTAAGCTGAAAAGGAGTTTTCATAGCCAGATCTACAGATTTGGACATCAACTGATCAGCTTTTTCCTTACTTCCCAGCAGTGTTTCAAATGCAATCCCCAATTGCTGGAACTGTCCTCTTACTTCTATTGTTTTTCTTATTACAGAAGTAAATCCACCAGCGATTAACGTCCCTTTCAAATAATTGGCACCATTTTTACAGAAACTGAGCAATGAATCATCCATTTTCCCTGTTTCCGATATTGCCACTCCTGAAACATTCCTTATCTTACGTTCCATCGCATTTGCCGGTACG